ATGGATACTATCGATCTTGGCAACAACGAATCTCTGGTGTACGGCGTGTTTCCCAACCAGGACGGTACATTCACCGCGATGACGTATACCAAAAGCAAAACGTTTAAAACCGAAAATGGTGCCCGTCGCTGGCTGGAAAGAAACTCAGGTGAGTGATATGGATTTCGACACAATCATGGAAAAGGCTTACGAAGAATACTTCGAAGGCCTTGCCGAAGGCGAGGAAGCTCTCAGCTTCAGTGAGTTTAAACAGGCGCTTTCCAGTTCGGCAAAATCTAACGACTAACGGAGTTAAAGATGGAATTTAAAGATTTACTAAAAGAAATCCAGGAAATTGCAGCACATGCACTTCACCAACGTCTGAACGAAGTTGAATTAGAATCTGCAACGAAGAAATACATTGATAATATGGCTCGTAATGTGCGCGATGCGTTTACCGGATTGTACTCTGTTTCGGTAACAAACAACCAGAATACTGAAGAAACTGCAAAGCGGATTGCCTCGGTGATGGGTTTTCATGTCGAGGAAAAGTATTCAAAAAAAGAATTCTGGAAAACTACAAAAAAATTGCAGAGCGAGAACTGTCATCTCCTGCGGCAATCGCTTCTTTCTATGAGGAAAGTTATTCAGATGACACAGGATTACCGGAACTGCTCTCATTACTTGAAAAATTCGGAATTATCATGAAAGGGACTGCGTCGGCGGATTTCACATACTCAATGATGGCTGCTGATGGAGAGCCTTTTCCTCCCGAACTTAAAATAACCCCCGGCAATCATCCGATGGTAACAATAAGAGCAATAGAGAATTACTGGTTTAATCCAGTTCAACAATAGTTGGTCTTTGCAATATTTTTAATGGGCCACTACGCCCTTAATCTCGGGCGGCGTTTAACTCTTTATTCAGTAAATCAGACTGATACTGATTTGGCTTTGTAATGATACTGTCAAGTTTTGATATATGAAATTCAACATGTTCTGGACAGTTAAAAATGTAATAACCGCCCTTCTCTAAAAAGCCAGAAAGAGCGTTACAGGCAGGGCATGGTTTGTTTGGCATTTTATCCTCCATTAAGGGCTGAATTAAAAATGGAGACCAACACGCTGCTACGTGTGGTCGTGCGCCGGACACAGATAAGAATCCGGCACTGACAGTTTACTGAAAGGATATATCCCTGAAAAGTCAGGGCATAACACGAAAGTGCACGGCGAAGTCCTTCTCCCTTAGAGCCGTCGTTAAATTTAATTCGACCGTGCGCTTCCGGTTGTGGCAATCCGCGAAATGGCGCGGCGGTAAGTATGGCGGGGTTATTCTTTCCCCGTTGAGGACACCGGGTTGTCAGGTTGACCATACGCTTAAGTGACAACCCCGCTGCAACGCCCTCTGTTATCAATATTCTGGTGACATTTGGCGGTATCAGTTTTACTCCGTGACTGCTCTGCCGCCCTTTTTTAAAAGTGAATTTTGTGATGCGGTGAATGCGGCTCAGCGCACGCGGAACAGTTAAATCGGTAAAGCGGTCATTTGCTGAGTAACGAGAATGCTCTGTATCCGGCGTTAATTGTTAACTGGTTAACGTCACCTGGAGGCACCAGGCACCGCATCACAAAATTCATTGTTGAGGACGCGATAATGGAAAAGTTATCATGTAATGCCAGCACGTCTGAACTTCGTTTCGAAATTGGCGTTATCACTGGAGACAAAACATTTATTGAAGACGCCATTAAGCAGAGAAAACTCGAGCAGGACCTGTTAAATGAAGTATGCATTCCTTCAATGCTGGCTCGTCTGGACCTGCTGCAAAAAGGATATAAACAATGAATACAACATTTGCACTCGTTCTGACAGTTTATCTTGTTTCCGGCGAATCTCTTGAGCTGGTGACTGGCTTATACGGTTCAATGAAAGAATGCATGGCTGCAGCAGCAGAACAAAAAATTCCCGGTAACTGTTATCCGGTAGATAAAACTACTCACACTAATAATAACGAAATACCGGCAGGACTTTAAAACAGCACCGTAATTAATATCCGGTTTCATTTTTATATGCCAGCAATGGCAGGGATTTGTTCACCCTTAAATCTGTAATGAGGTTAAAACACAATGAGTAAAATCTTTATTTGCGCTGCTATTCCTGACGAACAGGCCATAAAAGAAGATAGCGCTGTTGCGGTGGCCACTGCCATTGAAGCCGGTGATGAGCGTCGCGCACGCGCAAAATTTCACTGGCAATTTCTGGAGCAATTCCCGGCAGCTCAGGACTGCGCTTATAAATTTATTGTCTGCGAGGATAAACCCGGCATACCCCGCCCTGCCCTCGATTCCTGGGATACCGAATATATGCAGGAAAACCGCTGGGATGAGGAGTCAGCTTCCTTTGTACCGGTCGAACCAGAATCCGATCCGATGAACGTCAATTTTGACAAGCTGTCCCCTGAAGTACAGAACGCAGTCCTGGTTAAATTCGACACATGCGAAAACATCACCGTTGATATGGTGATTAGCGCACAGGAATTACTACAGGAAGACATGGCAACATTCGGCGGACATATCGTTGAAGCGTTGATGAAAATGCCAGAAGTTAACGCCATGTATCCTGAACTTAAACTGCATGCCATCGGGTGGGTTAAGCATAAATGTGAGCCTGGCGCTAAATGGCCTGAAATTCAGGCAGAGATGCGCATCTGGAAAAAACGTCGCGAAGGTGAACGCAAGGAAACCGGAAAATACACGTCTGTTGTTGATCTCACCCGCGCCAGAGTCAACCAACAGAACACTGAAAACGCTGCTGAAAAAACCGGGGCTGTCACTGTTGCCATTCGCCGCGAATACAAACAGACATGGAAAACACTCGACAATGAACTGGCCTGCGCCCTCTGGCCCGGTGATGTGGATGCAGGAAACATTGACGGTACCATCCATCGCTGGGCGACAAATGAGGTTATCGACAAGGATCGCGAAGACTGGAAGCGTATCTCAGCATCAATGCGCAAACAGCCCGAAGCACTTGGCTATGACCGTCAGACTATTTTTGGCCTTGTTCGCGAACGTCCGATCGATATTCACAAAGATCCCGTTGCACTGAACAAATATATCAGTGAATACCTGACGACAAAGGGCGTGTTTGAACATGAAGAAACAGACCAGAGCTCTACTGATGCTCTCCAGCCGTCAGCAGCACAAACTGCTCCAGTGGAGACGGCAGAATCCGATACTCAAAAAAATGAAATCCTGGTGGAAGCTGAACCATCTGTAGAGCGTGAAGGACCATTTTATTTCGTCTTTACCGATAAGGGCGGGGAAAAATACGGCAGGGCAAACAAACTTTCTGGTCTGGACAAGGCGCTGGCTGCCGGCGGTACCGAAATCTCAAAAGAAGAATATTTTGCCCGAAAAAATGGCACATACACGGGCTTACCGCAAAATGTGGATACCGCTGAAGATTCCGAACAATCAGAGCCGGTAAAAGTTACCGCTGACGAAGTAAACAAAATTATGCAGGCAGCCAATATCAGCCAGCCTGACGCCGATAAATTGCTTGCTGCATCACGTGGTGAATTTGTTGAAGGGATTAGCGACCCGAATGATCCGAAATGGGTGAAAGGGATCCAGAGTCGCGACGCTGAGGACCAGAATCAGCCCAACGTGAAACAAAATGAGCCAGAAGCGGAACAAAACAGCCCGGATACGCAACAAAACGGGCCAGAAGAACAACAACCAGAACCAGCAGTGCAACAGGAACTGGAAAAAGTTTGCACCGCATGCGGTCAGACCGGTGGCGGCAACTGTCCTGACTGTGGTGCGGTGATGGGGAACGCAACCTACCTGGAAACATTCGATGAAGAGAATCAGGCTGAAGCTCAGAAAAATGATCCGGAGGAAATGGAAGGCACTGAACATCTGCACAAGGAGAACACTGGCAGCGATCAGTATCACGCCAGCGATAATAAAACTGGCGAAACAGCAAATCCCTTAATTAAAGTGAACGGTCATCATGAAATCTCATCCACCAGCAGGTTGTGGCACCATCTGATGATTGACCTTGAAACAATGGGAAAAAATCCTGATGCCCCGATTATCTCAATAGGTGCAATATTTTTCGATCCGCAAACCGGAGAGATGGGGCCAGAATTCAGCAAAACTATCGATCTGGAAACTGCTGGCGGAGTCATTGATCGGGACACCATTAAGTGGTGGCTGAAACAGTCACGCGAAGCGCAATCCGCCATTCTTACCGATGAAATCCCGTTAGATGATGCACTGCTGCAATTACGGGAATTTATCGACGAAAACTCCGGTGAATTTTTTGTTCAGGTCTGGGGTAACGGTGCAACTTTCGACAACGTGATTTTACGCCGTTCATATGAACGGCAGGGGATCCCCTGCCCATGGCGTTACACCAATGATCGCGATGTAAGAACGATGGTTGCTCTGGGACTGGTGATGGATTTCGACGCAAGAACGACTATTCCATTCGAAGGTGAACGCCATAACGCTCTGAACGATGCACGTTACCAGGCGAAATACGTTTCAGCCATCTGGCAAAAACTGCTCCCGAGTCAGGCTGATTTTTGATGTTCAACCCATATCGCCGCCCACCAGCTATAGTGGCGGCGGTCATGCTGTAAAGGCACGTGACCACATGTACGAATTAACTCTATCTCCAGCAGAGATTAAAGAGATCACGAAATACGAGCGATACACAAAACAGCAACACCAGTTAAGACTGCACGGCATCCCATTTGTAATCGGCCCTAAAAACGAACCCATAGTTCTCCGCAGGGATATTCCACACGGTCTGACAACGATGCCAAAAACATCTGAACTGGTTTCTGCTGAACCCGATTTTGAGGCGCTGAACAATGGGAAGACCAAGAAAAAATAAAAAAGATAATGTACTGCCACCGCGGGTTAGATCGAATGGTTACAGTTACGTGTGGAAACCCGAAGGAAGTACAAGAAGTATAGGGCTAGGAAGAGTGCGGAAAACCAGCGTAGCTAAAGTCTGGCAAAATTATGAACTGGAAAAAGCAAAACTCCACAACATAATGACCGTAGCTAAATTGTGGCACATGTTTATGGACTCCCCTGCATTTACAGAACTGGCCCCCCGAACCCAAAAAGATTATCGACAACATCAGAAGGCGTTGCTGATGGTATTCGGAAAAGTGCTTGCTGATAATGTCAAAACTGAGCAGGTAAGAATTTTCATGGATAAACGAGGGCTTGAGAGCAAGACCCAGGCAAATCATGAACTGGCAAGCCTGAGTCGAGTATACGGGTGGGGATATGAGCGTGGGTATGTGAAGAATAACCCATGCAAAGGAGTCAGAAAATTCTCTCTTAAAGCCCGCACTGTTTACATCACCGATGAACAGTATGCGGCGATATATGCGGAAGCAATTCCACAGTTACGCATTGCAATGGAGATTTCCTATCTCTGTGCGGCAAGACTCGGTGATGTGCTTGAGTTGAAATGGCAGGATATTATGGATAAAGGGATCTACATTGAGCAAAACAAAACCGGCACCAAACAAATCAAGGAATGGTCACCGCGATTACGTACAGCGATCCAGTTAGCCCGAAATGTATCTTCCTGTACATGCGAATATGTGATCAATACAACCAAAGGCGGGAAAGTCATAGCTAAAACGCTGAATAACTGGTGGAATCAGGCTAAACGCGCAGCCGAGCAAAAAGTTGGCGTTCCGTTCGGGTGCAATTTTCACGACATAAAAGCCAAGGGGATCTCAGATTACGAAGGCAGCAGTCGCGACAAACAAATTTTCAGCGGGCATAAAACAGAAAATCAGGTGTTGATTTACGATCGTAAAACAAAAATCACACCAACACTGGATTTGCCGCTCGTGGTTAGCAAGTAG